CCACTTAAAGCGGAGCCAATGTATCCAGTGTTTCCGTAATTGTCGACAGGTAGGATCTGTTTCTTTCCGTCCAATAGCCATAGGTTCTGTTCGAGCGTCACATAGGGAGTAACTTTCAAATCCTTTTCTACTAGAATTTGTCCTATGTTTGAGAAGTGAACCACGTCTGCTGAAGGGGTGGCGTTTTCTTGAATCGCAGGATCGATCAAACCGAGTTCGATCTCGATAAAACTTTCAGGCACGACCGTTTTTAGTTGACTCTCTTTCCAAGAGGTACTCACCGCTTGCATTATCCCGCCCCCTTAAACTTCAATCAGTGATAACCCGCAATTCACCCAGCCTAGTATTTCGCCCGTAGTGTGGTCACGTCTCCACATTCCAGAATTACGGTCGCTCACATACATTTCTCTAGTGTCCCACTCCCCTGTCGTCTGATCAAAGAAAGTAACCAGATTCGTAAACGACCCACCGTGCTTCGTGGAGAATCTCTTGTTGATGGCCGCCCACTGTTGAGCGGTGAGATAATTCCACGTTAATTCTATTTTCGCCACGTCGTCCCTTACGACAGAGGCGATTAACCTCCCTTGTACGTTTCGTCCAGAATCCACAAGTGTCGAAGTGGAACCACTGTAAGTGGAGGGTTCGGGTAAATTGAACCCTCCTATTGATACTAATGCTTTAACCGCCAACGAGCACACCTCCCGGCATTAAGTCTAGTCCTCGATCTCTTTGCTCCACTTCTACCGAGCGGGTGATGTCCCGACCGTCTAAATACACTCTCACTTCTGACACCCCACCGCTACTCCGAGGTTGGTTACTCATAGCTGCGCTTACTGCTTCATATACACCCTTGCTCACGGACGCTACGATTTGGTCATTGTTGACCACGGCGCTTCGATTACCGATTGTACCTACCAATTCGGGGCCAGCTTCACGAGCGACAAACATTTGCCCTTGGTCTACAAAGCCACCGTCAGCTAAGAGTGGAATACCCACAGCGTTTAATATAAGTTTGAGAACCCACTTAGAGATTGCAATAGCGGCCATTCGGAGGATTTCGTTGTAGAGTTCTCCGAGAAACTTCAAAACGGGATTTGACACCTCTTTGCCGAACAGTTTCTCGAAACCTATAAGATTAACCACAATATCCCCAAACGCTTCGCCTATTTTACCCACAGCTTCTTCTATTATTGAAAGAGCACCTTCTTCGCCCGTCATTACAGCGTCGAAGAAATCGGGTAAACCTCCCCATTCATCTTCGATTCCACCCTCCCCTTTTAAGGTTCGATGGAAGTCACCCTTCACAGCCTTATTGAATAGTTCCACTCCTGCTTGTGTTACGTCAAGTACAGCAGTCTTAGCCCACCCCGGGAAACCCTCCCACTCGTCCATAACGTCCACTATCATTTCACCGAATGACTGCCCAATATTGTGAAAAGCTCTGTCGAATACCCCTTCCATATTGTCAGCGGAAGTCTCGAAATAGGATTCCAGAGGGGTCAACCCCTCCGCTCGCACACGATCTGGTAAGTCTGACCAACTTTTAACGACTGATTTTAGACCCTTGTCTATTCCGTCTTTCAAACCCTTGGTCAACCAACCGCCCATCTTACGGAACACTTTGGAGGGAGACTGGATCTCATACACCTTCTCAGCTTCGGTTATTACCGTCTCAAAGGCTTTCTTCCAATTACTTTTTTCCATTTCCCCTTCCACACCGTCCAATAGCCCTTCTGGAATATTCACGCCTGTCAACTCGGCTAGTTTCTTAGCATCAATTCCAAACGCCTGTAGTACCTTGGCGGTATCTGATGAAAGGTTCTCTCTGAATCTAATAAGATAGGGAGAGTTAGGATCATATTCAAACAATCCTTGTAGAATTAAGTTTAACGCTTGATCAGCGAACTCACTACCTTCTATCCCCATGTCCTCCATACTCGACTTCAGCGATGATAGGATCGGTTGAAACGCTTCTTGATGGAAAAGACCAATCCAATCATAGGCAAGTGATCCAAAGGCTTCAGGGTCTAAGAAAGCGTCGCCCCATTGCTCATTAACCGTTTCAAATTGTTCGACCATCCTCTGTATGAGTTGAACTTGAATGACTCCTGCGAAGTCCTCTGCGCCCTTTTCGAGTGCACCAATGTTTAATATCATGCCCGCTTCAGTGGCGGCAATAATAGCCTCCCATTTCGGGCGAAGGTCGCTATCGGCGGGTAAAGCATCCATGAGTCCCCGCATGTTAGCAATAGCTTCTTGGAAATACTCCTCAGTCTTACCCTTAGCGGTTAAGAACGCCTCGCTCACTCCGTTAAGCGTTTCTTCGACGGTTTCAATGTTCTCAAAGTCTATTTCCCCAATCGAAGCTAGCACCATATTGTACTCTGCTTGTGCGTCAACCAAACCTCTAACGGAACCTTCTATCCCTAAAGCGTCGTAAATCGCACCAAGCCTGCTCCATTCGGTATCCATGAGAGTACCCGATTCGGCAAGTTTAGTCATTAATTCGACCGCTTGATTCTTCAGTCCTTCCATGTTAGCTATACCCTCGTCCACGGACTCCCCTATCATATCTTCAAGAGACTTGAGATGAACCCCTGTGGCTTCCAAAGCGGTTCCTAAAGGCCCAACTAAAGCCGCCATAAGGTTATCACCCATACCTTGTAAACGCTCATTCAGTTTAGGAATTAATTCATCTAGCTGACTCAACACGCCGTCGGCGTACGCTTGCGTCTCTATTAACCCCTTACCCCACGCCTCGTTCATCTCCGTTATGGAGGATGTGATACCGTCTATTTCAGTTTCGACATTTAGCAGTTTAGCCTGTGCCTCGAAAAACTTATCCATTCCTGCAGTCGAACCTTCGGTAAATTCTCCAAAGGCTATACCTAAATCCGAGATCGTCAACTTAACTCCACTACCACCAATCAGGGCTGAGAGTTCAGTCATCAACTGTTCTAATTCTTCGTCTGACACTTGGGGTAACAGCCCCGTAAACTCAATAGCCGTGTTAGGAATCTTTAAGCCGTTGATGATGGTGAACATACTTTCCCGCACGTTGTCTAAGTCTGGTATATAGTCTCCTTCTGTCATTTCAACGTCTACGCCAGTCAAACCGAGAGTACCTAAATGTTCTCTAAGTTTCATCAATGCCCAATCCACGTCCGTATCAACGTCTGGGTTCAAAATATCAAGCCTTACGCCTTCCACTCCTAAATTATCAAGAATGGTAGCCAGTTTTTGAGCTACTCTAACCTCGGAGGTGTCTGCGTCAGGATTGATCAAATTTATATACACATCGCTTACTTTCAAACCGTTTAGCACATCGTAGAGCTTCTCTCCAGTTTTCACTTTGGAGGTGTAGACTATTGGATCTTCGAGTGTAATAACGGAGCCATTTACGTCGACTTTGCGAAGTAGTGCACTCGTCATGAGAGCGACGTAATCTATATCCACGGAGGGGCGAGCGTATCTAAGCACCAACTCGGAACCTAATATCTCTAGTTGCCCCATGTCAGCCGTTAGTCCAGACTCCACCCATCTCTTGTGTCCCTGTGCTAAACGGGCTTGTGGTTGTGAGAGGACGAGTTCCAAGTCAGATAGAGTCACGGTATCACCCGTACCACTATAGAACGCTTGCTTGATGGTCTCCATATCCTTAGCGGCGTTCTCCAAAACCGCCTTCCCTACCGTAATAGCAACACCTATAGCGAGAGCGGCTCCAAGTCCAGGTAGACCCCCTATCATGTAACCACCCGCTGCGGCTTTCAAAAGCCCAATCAAGACTTCGTTTATATCACCAGAACTTAGCCCTCCTCCCTCAAATTGGAGAGTATCGGCCATAAATAACTCAATCGCCCCGTCAACAGCTAGTACTAATCCTATCTGCTGCGTAAGGGTTTTCCTTTTCTCCAAGTCGCTCATTATTTCTTTTAGGCTATTGAACCCTTCCAAAGCGACATCTGCTAATTTCCAAGTAAGGAACGCTAAACCTATATTCGTGGCGACCTCCAGAATCTCTGGCAAGTTGTCAATAAACGGTTGAACCATGCCTTGAACCTTCTCGGTCAAGTCGGTGATTCGAGTGTCCATCTCACCTAAGAAGTCATAAGTGTACTGGCTTAGATCAAGTCCTAACTCGTCGATACCCATGTTAAATCCTTCTAAGTCCGTATCAGGACTAAGAATGTTGAGTTCATCGAAGCCCATCGTCTGACGTTTGAGCTTTTTGAGCGATTCTGTTGTATCGTCTAACCCATCTGTAGCGTCGTCTGCCCTATAACGAATCGCTTCTAAACCTGTGTAGTCGATTTCCGGTAATTCAAACCCCATCATAGCGGCAATTGCTCTTGCCATATTTGTAAGCACTTTAGTACCAGCAATGACATAAGGAATGAACTCTATTAAGACAGGAATTAAGGCTTCACCTAACGCACGTTTGAGTTGCAGGATCTGTTGTTCCAACACACGAAGTGCGTTGGCAGGGGTCATAATTGTTCTCGCCATATCTCCCAAGAAACCTTGCTTGCGAGAGGTTTCCATAAGTTGAATGTATCGAATCTGCGCTTTTTCCATTTGCGTCATAAGTTCTACGTTCTTCTCAATTCCGAGACCCATCGCTACCATTTTAAGGGTAGTTTCGGATATGTCAAAACCCCACTCCCTCATAGGTCGTGGTTGTCCTGCAATAGCGCTTTGTAGTTTCTGCATGGCTACTTCGTAGTCTACATTAAAGACGGCCGCTAGGTCATAGCCCAATTGGGTAAGAGTCTTAGACATGATCGAAGCCTTTTCTTCGGTTATACCAAAACCCCGAGCCATGTTCTGGAACGCGGCTTGGTAGCCCATCCACTCGGACACGTCAATACCCATCTTCTCCTGCACCGTATAAGCGAACTCTAGTGCGCTCTCCGTCGCACTGTCCATGGCTAGACGGAACAAGTGAAGGTTTTCCACGTACTCATTACTCTTATTGAGCCAGTCACCCATTCTACTAGCCAGTCTACGCATACCCATATACAGAAGTCCAAATCTAACAGTGGTACGACTAATACCCGTCCCTAGAACCCCATACGAACGGTTCAAAGCACGGTTCGACCCTGATAATCTTTCGTTGTCCCTTATTAGACGCTGTATCCTAGCAGGGAACGCACTAAAACCCTGCGACACTTTCTGCATTTCGTCAGCTAGAGGTTTTATCGCCCTGGCTACTCTCTCCATTTGATCGGCGAATACACCCATATCAGCCTTCGCCAAAGAATCCATAATTTCTGGAATTTTCTTCAGTTGGTTAAGCACAGAGCCTAAGTTTGACTTACCCATTTCCATGAGTGGGCGTAGGGCATGTACTAGCCGTAGAATATCACCCTCGACGTTGGTAGACTGGAACGCTTCGTCGAGTTGTTGAGTCACTTGTGAAAATCTACCCAACTGTGTCAGGGTACTTCCTAACTTGCTTTCTATTTGCCCTAGAGGGGTTAAACTGTTAGACAAGGATTTGATCCGATCTCCGAATGTGTCGAAGTCGAGCGTGTCTAACTCTTGCATAATTTTAGGAACCTCGGATAGAGCTTTCAACGTCGCCCCTAGTTGTGTTCTTGTTTCCGCTAGAGGTTTGAGGGACTCTGCCAACCGACCCACTTGACTAGTAAACTTATCGAACTCTGTAAACTCGTTAAAATCCCGAGCGGTTTCCCTAAAGTCTTTGAGTGAGTTGATCAATCCACCCGCTTGCGACTTGAAGCCTTGCAAGGGCTGTAAGGCTTGCGAGAGCTTCTTGATTCCCGAACCGAATCTCCCAAAATCAGCACCGTCTAACACCTTGCCCAACTGCGCTGTGGCCTTTTGTAGATCCCCGAGCGATTTTGCTAACGCTTGTAAACCATCATCGACCTTCTTCGGGTCGCTACTTGTAATCTCTATCCTAAGTCCATCTATGGTATCACTCATTTGCGTTCACCTCCTCGGGCAAATTCAACCGAGCCGCCCACGCCGTAAACACAGCTTTCGCTTTCTCCCTTTGTGCTTTCTCTCGCTCCTCTTTATCCCTCTCGATCGCTTCCTTCGTTATAGGATACGGTTTCTCGGGATATGGAGACGGTCGTTGAGGTTTCATGGCGTGTAGGGCGGGGGCCACTTTGGTCAAAGCGTCATAAATATATAAACCTTGTAGCCACAATTCCTGATTCTTACGATCATTTCGGATCTCTTGGGCTTCACGATAATACTTAGTCAAAAGGCAGTCGTCGTTCCAATATTGATCGTAGGTCATACCAATCGACAGATAGAACGGAAACTGCCTATTAAAAATCTCTGTGTAAGTAGGGAGCGAAACTGGATTTACCAGTTCGCTTCCCACTCCACGTTTCCCTCGTCAGCTTCAGGCTCATCGATCAGAGCCGCAATTGGTTCGTTATACATTTCAGCCAATTTACCAATTAAATCTTGCTTGTTAGGTAAACTATCATAAATCTTGTCAATCACATCACGCTTAACAAAACGGTGATGAGCCCAAAAAGCACCTGCAAATAGTGTCGGGAGTAGAGTCATGGGTTTCTCGAACACTTCACTGATTATAAACCCTGTATTCTCCATTCTCTCTACGGACTTTCTCGTAAATTCCAGCGTGTAATCTACCCCATCATAGGTGAATCGTATCTGCTTCGCCATTTACAAAGGCTCCTTTCTTTTTCACTAAATAGTTTTTAGAGTAGGCTTCGTAGATGGAGCAACACCGATCTTGAACTCGGTCACAGCGTTTACACCCGCGCCTACTACCCAAGCGGTATGTTGACCTCGCCATTCAAATATGCCCTCGTCGCCCTCGTCGCCAAACTCCAAAGCGTAATAAAGCTCCTCGTTAGCGTCCTCCATAACTGCCTCGAAATCTTCTTTAGTGTAATTACAAGTAAACTCCATCATATCCGCACTCTGAATACCCAAAATGTAAGTTTGCATGTCGTCGCTCAGAGTCGTAGTTTCGAGCATTTCGGGTGCTCCTCCGAGATCAGGGAAATCTTTAATGTCGATAACCTTGTCCAAAGCAGCCGAGGTGGTTCCCCATTTGAGCGTCACGCCGTGTGTACTAATAGCCATTTAATTACCTCCTAAATATAGTTTTGTCTTTTGATACTACCGCCTTGTACCTAGACACCATCCTGTAAATGGTGGCATCTTCTTCGTTCGGAACAGGCGTTCGCATGATTCTTGTGAAACCTAACTCCAACATCAATTCATCAATTTTGCTAGAGATCTCTTTAACTTGTAACTTCTTACCAGTTTTCAAGTTCGAGAACACATTGATCTCATACATCAACCCTGCGTGATTCTCCAAACTCCCGCTATCTTGGGTGCGCTCGTAGGCGTAATTGTCCTTTTCCTCAATCAGCACACAAGGGAAGGTAGAGGGTTTCGCAATCCACTCCCCAGTCACGAAGATCGAGTTGTATTCGGTACGAAGCGGCTCTGCTATCATGGTGAACACTTGATTTTCAATGTCAATCATCACCCGAATACCTCCTTCACGATCTTTGGAACTTCCGCTTCTAAACGTTTCACGGTGTTATACATGAATGGGCGACTGCGATATCCGAAGGTGAACAAATGCCTATCCACCCTGTCGTTGTAATAAACCCACCCTTTGTCTCCATACTGCCACCCGTGCTCACCAGCTTCGGGGTGAGGCTCCCCTCCTCCTACGACCCCCGTTCCAAATTCCACGAAAATAGCATAGGGGTTGTCCGTCCAGATTACACCCGTTCCCGTTTCAGGATAATACTTCCCTTGGAGACTGTTGATCAAATCCCTAGTTCGATATTGTTCCCCCGGTAACGAATAGACAAGTTCTTCTAACTCCTCTTTCGCTATCTGGACACCTCTCGCCACGATAACGTCCATCAGCAGGTGCCGTTTGGCTTCGAGGTGTTCTCGATACACCCCCACGTCCTCAATCGCCTTACCGATGGAGTTCGGATTCAACGAAAACGTCACTTTCCTACCCATAGCTTACGTTCACCTTACGCACAGCGTACTGTTTAACGTTCAAACTAGGAGCAACCTTGACTACAACATAGTCGTGAGCCTTGGTAGTATCAAGGTCGTCAATCCATAGGATGGAGGATTCATCAATTGGACAATCCATATCGTCTGTAATTAACGTCCTGTCGTAGTTTTCCGTCTGTCCGAACTGTCTGGTTTCCAACCTCCCCTGCGCCGCCGAAACATTGATTCTGATAGGTGAGGGGTCGCTGTAAACCATATCATATTCCCCAGTCTCATTACCCCATTCGTCCGTGACAGGTTCCCCCTTTATCAAGGTTGCGTAGTATATTTTACGCTGATTTCTCTTTAGAGTCCTCATTTGATACCACCCACGAAAGGAGTTATTCCTCTTAACATGGACTCTGGAACATCCGCACTCCCATACGTCCGAGAGATACCGTTCTCACTATGGGCTATTTGCCCTTCCGCACCTTGCTTGTTATAAAGATAAACCGCTATTTCTAACTGTTTATATTCGTAACGAGTGGGAACATCCTCTATTCCATGATTGTACGGATAAACACGGTTTAATATTTTTTGCCCTGCTATATTCAAGAGAGCAAGTAACAATGAATCTTCATCTTCATCTTCCTCGGCACCTATCAATACCTTTAATTGTTCTAATTTTTCTTCATTAGTCACTTGCTCCACCTCCTAAAATTAACCCGCAGTTGCTACCATTGTCACTTCAATTGTCTTATTTTCGTCATAGATTACAACTGTCCCGGTTTGTGTCTCATATCCGGCAGATGTCAGCTTGTACGTATATGTGCCATTATAAAGTTTATACGTCCCATCATTTTCAGGTGTAATAACCGTGTCGCCTTGCTTAACTTCAGTAGTTAAGGGCACTTCATTCTTCTCGTCAAATGTTAAAACGTACTTCGGTTGAGCCCCTTTAACAATCTTTACAGCTTTTGTAGCGTCGGTTAAAGCTGCCAGATAATACTTGCGAGAGTAGATTTCGTTCAAACGGACATTAGCGTCACGTTCCTGCTCGACTTCTACGCCCTTCTTGTTAAATAGAGTAACTGCTTCTTTGGTTCCAATTACGATGGTTCCTTCTACAGCGTCTTTCTTAGTGTAAAGATTTACTCCGGCAACGGTTCCCACGTAACCTGTTCTTACGAAAGATTCAACATATTTCAAATCATCTTTAAGAGTTTTTCTTAAAGCCGCCATATCTTTTGGATTTACAAAACCGAAGATTTCAACATCTTCTAAGTTCTCTAAATTTAACAATGCTACAGCATCAGCGAATGAACCAAAATCTATAGCCGTACTTGCTCCACCTGTGTATATTCGCAAACTTGCTTTATTGAACTCTGTAAAGATTTCACCATTTACAGTATTAAACATATCAGTAGCTGCGTGTCTTAAGCCCACCTGTACCACCATAGGGTCTTTCATAACTTCCTCATCGTAGTAAGGAAATCTGTTTTGTGCTAATGTGATTACATATTCTTCAGGAGCATAGCTAACTTCGATGTTCTCAGTATTACCTTCGCCCATAGCGAGCTTCTGTGTCCCGTTAGTAGCCCTGTATACATGAATTATCTTCTTGTCACCTGCGACACCTACGAGAGAGTTATCTACGGTACAAAAGCGTACCAAGTCCAACTTACTATTGTACTGATCTTCAATCTCGTTCGCTAAAACGAAATTGTCATAAAGTACGTGTGTGTGATTCAAAGTCAATTCTGGCAATTCTTATTCCTCCTTATAAATTGATTGATATAACTCGGGGTTCTCCATAGCAAATTTTTGCTTATCCATTAAACTCATTTTCCTAAGATCATCAAGAGTCATACTCTTAGAAGGTTCACCAGGTTCAGGTTTAGGTGTACCTTTCAGTAGTTCAGCTTTCACCGTTTTCTCCACGGCTTTCTTTTGGGACGCTATCACATCGACCATCGACTTCGCACGAACCCTCGTCGCTTCCTCGTCCTCGGACACCACAATGTCCAAGAGCGTCTTATAATCGTCCTCGATTAACCCAGCAGTTACAAAAATCTCTGTCGCACGGAGTTTCGACAACTCACGCTTGTACTGCGCTTGCGACTCGGCGGCCTTTTCCAATTCGAGCTTTAATTTTTCCTCGGCGGTCATGTTCTTTTCTTGCAACTCTTTAAGCTCTTTTTTGATTCGGGCCAATTCCGAAGCGGTTTTGTCGAAAACGTCCTTCGACACCGATTTTGGCAGCTTGTCTGGGTCAACCAAGTTAATCCCCTCCAAAGCCTGTTCCACTTCCTCCAGCGTCATATCCTCACGATAAGCGTCACCAAGTAATTCTTTCAAGTCCATTAAACGTACCTCCTGTGTTTTATACGTGTTCTCTCACGAAATTTTGTGTTTGTTGAAGGGGTTCTCTCCCCTTTCTCGTGTTTTACCGACTTCTCTGTCAAAAACTAAAGTTCAAGTATATTGCTCTATTCCTCTACTGCTTCCCTATATTCTTCGGGAATGTCCTCTAGTGTGATTCGTCCCATTTTCAACAAAAACCTATATAGCCTCAGTTTACGCTCATCCATCAGAAGCCACCTCCAGAGTTAGTTCGGCGATATCGGCTAGGAGTTGCATGAGTTCTTCCTTTTCTTTTTCAGCAGGTGTCTTTTCAGCAAGGATGAACATATATCCTGCTCCGAACTGTCGATTCTGCACCAGTTTTAGGTCTTTGTACTCCGTAACACCTTCGGGTGTGGTTATCTTTACCGTGGACAGGTTGCCCTCAAAAACACTGTCCTCAATAGGGGTATCGGATACAAAATTATTTCCGTTAGTTCTTAGATTCTCCAATTTAGTACCGTCTGCCAGTTCAAGTTCAACGACTGTGTTGGTTGGTAAGTGCGTAATCATTTTATTAAACCTCCTTATGCCGATATTGAGAAAACGGGGCGAACGCCAACAGCAGAGGGAGCGTTGCTCCTGCTGGCAACGCCGTCCGTGCTGACGTAAGCGAAAAGCGACGCAGAAACAATGTCTCTCAGCCACCACAATGTGCGAATTCCTATCAAGTCATGCCTCAATCTGAAAAGTGGTAGCTGGCTCTTTTCTATACCAACGTTACATCTGTGTGCATCCGGTTGCCCAACGCTATTGGCGACTGCGTTAGAGCCATAAACCATGTGTTCGTTCATTAGCTCGACATCGCTATCAAACCACCCCGCGCCACTTGCGGCACCATCAGACGTTGCGTTACTTAGCCACCTACGGTGAGTTATTACGCTCCCCGGAAAAGCATCGTGGATTGTGGATTTGGCTTGATCTAGTCCTTCTTCATACATTTCACTGCCGATATAGCCACCCTCTGTGGTATTTGTAGGGTTCATCCTGTGGGTGTACATACTGCCGCCAGTAATTAAAGTAATGTGGTTTGTAGTAAGATTCAGGTCACCAGTGTCGAGATAGTAGTTAAAAGCTGATATATAGTATCTTGTGCCGTTAACTTCCCAGTAGTCGCCAACCCAAAGGTCGAGAAATTTGCCACTAGCCACCTGCGACTGTTGCTCTGAGGTGTAGCTTGTTCCTAGATTTTTACCTCTAAACATGCTGTTTTTAATGCCTGCAATTTGGGCAATTTCTATCTCGCCACTGTTTATAAAATAATCAAGTAGCGTGTAGGGAGACTTTGAATCTGTATATTTCTTGCTCTGCTTTATAGCTTCGTCCATTTTCCACATTACTTTTTCACCGCCCAATCGGAGCCAGTCCAGTAGTAGATAGTCATTTCGTGGGTGGTGGTATTCATTTCCACACCAAAAGCTCTGTCGGTAGCACCAAGAACAGGGGGTGTGTCGGTAGATAACCACTGGTATTCGGGTATAGTGCCAGATACCGCTACTTTTAAGTTACCATTTTCGTCAAGATTTCCTGGGCGAGCTTTGCCATCATGACCCTTAAAACCTAACCTTAACAGGAGATTACTAAGCATCTTCATCAACCTCCCAATCTGTGCCTTCTTCTATCAGCAAACGCCCTATGAACCCGTCTAAAATGTCCATGTTATCGTTTAAATCGTCAATCAACACCGGGTCAGTCTTAGCAGGTTTTTTCAAATTCAAATTCGGCGTGTAGTTCACTCACCGTCACCCTCCTTCGGATCGGGCTTGTTGTTGGTAGGAACCTCTGTAACCTTCTCCCGTTTCCATTTCTCCAAGTACTCCATGGAATCAAGATACGTCTGTTCTGGATCGCTAAACAGTCCACTGTGCGTAATAGCGATAAGAGGGTGAATCCCCGCCTCGAGCATGTTCTGTAACCCTTGCGTCTTAACGAGAAGATTATCTGTCTTATTGCGAGTGAATTTAATATCAATGTCTTTGAGCCTCAAGTCCACATGACTTATGTCTCGAACGACTCTAAGGGCCAGTTTCAAGAACCGCTTCTCGGCTCGCTTGAACATGAGTTCCGACTCCTTAGCCCTCGATTCAGCCGCTGCCCAACCGTCCCTTAGCTCCACAGCCTTACCTGTATCGCCCGTATTTGTACCCGAACCCTTCCGGTCAGGCATACCACAAATAATTAGAACCATCTGGTACAAGTCGTCCTTCGTCACCTGCGTTTGAGTCTGGTCAAGTTCCTGACTAATAATATCCACATCGGCGTTTGTTCCGTCACTACTTTTGACCTTTAACGCTCCTAAGTCCTTGAGGGCTTGGAACGTTTCTTCGTCAATGTCACAGTTGGTGAATTTCATAAAGGACTGAATGAATTGTTCGATACCGTCCATGCGGTTAGAAATGACGTTATTGAGCGTGTCTAAGAGCGGTAGAACAGGTTCAAACGCACCCATTCGAGCATTATTACCAGCATATTCAATGATGGGGATATCCCCCATTGTGTGAGGTTGCTCGTCCACGATGTGCGTAGCGTCTACAATCTTGAAATACCTATCTTTAGTGTAAACCGTATAAACAGTCTCCCCTGTGTCTTTTCGCACATAGGTGACTCCCATGACAGGCTTTTTGCCGAAACCATTATGATAGACCACAAATGTGTTTCTCGGGTCTAATACGTCAATCTCGAAAGGACAATCATCAGGGTCAGCTTTAGGATCAGCGTCCTTGTCGGGCAAAATCATCCGATACCCTACCCCACAAATATAAAACCACTCCGCAAGCTCTTGGTCTTTACTGGCCTTGTCCTCGGCAAACATGAACTCATTAAGCATACCAATCTTATCGGCAACGTCGTCTTGCTCGCCCCTGCGGACATACTGCACTGGCTCACCAAAAACATATCCTTTCTTAAAATCCACAATCTCCATAGCATGATTTTCAACAATCTTATTATTAATCTCGGGTCGAATATCTTTCTTGCGTTTGAGGATCGGTTGCTCCCCTTTATAATACTTGTAGAGATACTCAATCTCCACCCGATTCTTGAAATGTTCGTTCTTCGCTTCTTCTAAAACTCGAAGCACGTTGTCTCTAGTAATTTCTCTCTCGGTTGTATAAATAACCGAACGCCCGAACATGCGTCCCAAGAGTCGTCGTCACCTCCTTAAATATGAAAAAGGACATAAATACCCCGCCTTATTACGGAGCATTTATGCCCTAACTAAATCTAGTATAGTATAAGTGTACCACATATTCGTAGTTTATGTCAACATTTAGAACGGTCTTTTGAAAATCTCCACCCTGTTCGCTTCGAGTGATTGGACGTATTCGGCTAATTGAGCGAGTCCGTCCGGCACGTCGTCGTTCTTATTTTTCCCCATCACCGTGAATGAGCACATCATATTCATCATTCTACCATAAGGGGAACTTGCACTATACTTACTACCGTCTTTGAACAAAAACCGCTTCTTCACAAAGTCCGAATTGACAATAATCTTCGTGAGCTTGTTAGCAGTAGTGCGCTTCTTAGTAATATGAGTTATGCCGCCTTTCGACTTAACCAACTCTTGCACCTTATCGGCAGTCCTACCCCCTGCACTGTTACTCTCGAATTGACATTGTTTGACGCTATGTTTCAAGAGCACTTCGGCGCAAAGAGCGTCCGTGACTTCCGGAAGCCCATTATCGCACACGCAGTCCTCGATGTAGTAATCGTTCCCATAAACATAGACCACTGGAAGGAACGTGTAGTCACCTCCACCCTCTGCGGTATCGCAGACACCTAATATAATATCAGGCTCGTCCGAAGGCAACTCATAATACCGCCTCAACTCGTCCTCGTTATAAAGCAAGCCCTCACGTTCAATCGGCTCATTCATAAAGAGTGCTTTCCACGACACATCATCCAACGTAGATTCCATGTCTAAGAAATATTTAGTATCGAAACCCACCCCATGAGAATAATCGAAATTACTCTCGCGCTGCTCATTTAAGGCGGGTAGAACAATGAACCTCGCTCTCGGATCGTCCCCATACATTCTCTCCAAACGCCCAATCGGATCGTGAACCGACCAACGTGTAGCAATGTGGAGTTCCTTGCAACCGAGCTTCTTTCTCGATTTAAGATCATTCGTGTATTTCTCCCACAGCTTGTCCAGTCTCTCTTTAGAGAGGGCTTCCTCAATGCCAGAAACTAAGTCGTCCGAATATAGTAGTTTTTCGCAACGAGTAGCACCCGTGAGCGAACCATCAATTGACCGACAAGTTAGAGTGGGGAACCTTTTAGCCTTCTCCAGATCCACAGTTGTATATTTAGCACTCCGATCCACCACCTGCACGGTTGGAAACACATCATGCCACAAATACTCCACTGGGTCGTCAAGAATGGTTGTCACACCATTATATACGTTAGTCGTCAATACGCTAGAATGACCAGAAGCTAAAGACGGCTTCATCGGCTCCCTACCCGTGATCCACGTTAAATAGAAAATAGCAAGAGTGGTTTTCCCAACGCCCGGGGGCATGGATATAGTGACTAAATCTAACTTGTCGTCCGCCAAGTCCTGTAAAGCGTCTACCACCGGTTTAAGAACAGAACGCCTGGGCACATAAAACTTCTTATCAGGGTCTCGATTGAACTCCAAGTACAACATATACTCATCAAACCTGCGCGGGGCGGCGAACAAGAGGGAACGCTTGTATAGATCGTAGAACTCTAAGTCTCCTTTCTCCCTCGCCACCTTAGCCGCCAACCGCCATACTTCACCGTTCAGATCGTAGTCCTCCATGATTCGAGCCATGTTGAATAGGTCTGAAAGATTCTGGTACTTCGTCAAATCCGTCTGCTTTAACTTCTCAACGATCCTTTCGTTGGTCAATCTTCCACCTCCAGCAGATCGGGATTATCGTATATGTTGCCGATTACCTCGTATTCGTCATACTCATACGGGAACTTGCACCATGGTTCACCTATTTGTTTGAGAACGTACCCAAACCTCACATACTCTACAAGGAAAACCTCGCCTAGCTCATTCTGTACTATATCTCCCTCATAAATCTCCACACCGTTCTTGTCTTTGAGGCCGGTGTATTGCATAAGGTGATACTTTTCCGGGTGCCTAAAAATGGTATTCAAATCACTTTCTCTCAATTCTTGCCAACTCCACCACTTCAAGTCGCCCTTCGCTTCCGGCTGGTATGCCCGAAACTTTATCTCTCTCATTTATTCCACCTCCCTAAACTCCTCATATGACTTGTCGTATTGTTCCTTAGTTATCTCTTGCGCCCACAACAAAACCGCTTCTCCTTCAGCGGAGTTATTATTGATTTGGTTCAGAATAAAATCTAAAGGGTGAATATCGATCACCGCATTGTAAAATGTGCAGTACCCTCCACCATGGGGCTTCCAAGCATACGTTATTAAATAATACATCTACTCCACCTCCAAAATAGGCTCGTGAATCCCTTTAACCCAACCCAGGTCACTATAGGAATAGTAACCCTCATACGTCTTTCTGTTACTCAATATCGACCGAATTTGTGATGGGTAGAACCTCTTGCCCGAGCGAGATAGATACCCGTAATCATTGAGCCAATCGGCTATGTCTTGCAGCGTCACACCTCTTTCTCGCTTCTCGAACACGATTCGGACAATCTCAGCTTCCTCCTCGTCCAAGACGAGTTGACCATCTTCTACTCTGTACCCATACGGTGCACGACCGCCCGCATAGCCTCCAGCCCGAGCCTTGATCTTCCGTCCAGAACTTGTGCGTTTAGCAATATTGACTCGCTCCTGCTCCGCAATGAAAAGCGTCAACGATTCCATCACGCCAGCGAACGCACCCATCGAACCAAAATCTTCCGACACGCTAATCAGTTCAATGTTCTTCTTCTTTAGGACAAACTTGTAGTAGTAATACAAGTTCATGTCCCGAGCGAGCCTGTCTGACTTCGCCACCACCACCGCTTGAATGGGAGGATTACCCACCTGCTCGTCGTCAAAGAGAATCTTATCTAGTTCTGGACGTTCTTCCTCCACACCGCTCACGCCACCATCGACGTACCACTTGGAAATAGCCAAATCGTGTTTGGCGCAGTAGTCGAGAATATCCCGCTTTTGAGCGTCAATACCATACTTATCCTCCTGCGCTTGACCATTTGTGCTTACTCTAACGTAACCTACGACTGTTTTCATTTTAAAACTCCTTTCCGCTTTAGACCCACATGAAACACTTTGCCACAACTTTCGCACTCCAATTTCAGAATCGCCATCACCCCGACCACAGGGTCATATATTTCACGAGTTACCACATCTGAGAGACAATCAGGACAACATAGCTCAGTCACATAACCCGTTTCCCTAATTCCGTCCGATCTCATATCGCCCCCTCCATTTCTTAATTCTTATTATACAGGAATAACTGTAAATGTCAACCCTTTTTGTATTTTTGGGAAATTTTTAAGAGGGTATATCATTTGGGAGTCTTGTGGATGATCATAGGTGAGACCCTCCTTTGCTCATACTAAGTATAGCATTACATAAAAGAGGTGTCAAGTAAATGTACCCTTTTGTTTTGGAGGTTGCTCGGAGGGGTGACGAGGGTGATTCCGGACTATTCAAAGCGGGAGGGGTAGGGGTACAATTACAAAAAATCAAGAATAAAAAATACACTTAATGCTTGCTATCTAATGTAATCCATGATATAATGGAATCAAATAAAAGAACGCCGTGAACGGCGAAGGAGGTTACAACATGGAACGGATCAAAGAAGGTTTAGCTAATGCAGGTATACCATACGTTAGCGAGGGTTTGGGCGGAAATATCGAGGGAGTACGAATAGGGAGC